GTACAAACAACAATGCAGCATATGTTGCCGTTGAAGAAACGTATGGAGACCATTCGTACAATGGACACGCTAAAAAAGATGAAGCGTTCCGAAATGATATGACTAACTTTGGTATATTAATGGAAGTTCAAGGTATTGATAAACCATTTGATTGGTCCAGAGATGTAGTCAAAAAATTACAGATAGATGGTACAGGATTATATTATAGTCCAAGTAGAAAACCATCAACAACATCTGAAGGTATAAATGTATCAGCTATACAAGTAGATCGTTTACATGAAATTTCAAAAGCAATGCAACCATACTTTATGTATGTATATGATTTTATTGAAGACATGAAAAAAGTGTTCCCAACATTAAAAGACGATTGGGGTATTTATGTGCCTGAAGTAAAATATCTATCACCTGAGCCACTTGTCGATTATACCAATTTAGCACTCACCAAGTATCCTAACGTACACTTCGTAGGCGATGCTTTATCAGCTAGAGGTATAACGGTAAGTGGTGCACAAGGGACATATGTTGCTGAGTCACTTTTGGAGAATTAAAATAGATTTCGTATATTGATATCAAATAAAAAATAATATTATGGGCATAGAAACAGGACAAACATTTCCAAAATCAAGAAAATTGTCAAAACCAGATGGAACCGTTGCATATACTTGGGATGGTAAATTACATAATTGGGATGGACCCGCTTTAATACCAGAGGGCAATGAGAAAAAAGCTGAATACTATCTTTATGGTATGCAAAAAACAACAGATGAATGGAAAGAAATGAGACGTCAAAGAGAAGGTATCCCATTTTATAAAAACCAATCAATGAAAAATCAACTATCAGACTATAGAAACTAATATATGAAAATAGGTTTATGTGGTACAATGAGTGTAGGTAAAACTACATTAGTTAATGCCTTAAAAGAAACAAAACAATTTAAAGACTATATGTTTAGAACAGAGCGTTCTAAATATTTAATGGAACAAGGTATCCCACTTAATACAGATTCAACATTAAAGGGTCAAACTATATTTTTAGCTGAACGTTGTGCTGAATTAATCCAAACAGATATTATTACAGATAGAACAGTTCTTGATGTTATGGCATTTACAATGAATGCTAAATCAATACCCCATCAAGATAAAGAAGCATTTGAAACATATGCTAGTGAATTTGTTAGAGAATATGATTACATTTTTTACATATCTCCTTATGGGATAGACATTGAAGATAATGGAGTACGTGAAACAGATGAACATTATAGGGATTTAATTGATTTTACAATTACTACACTTATTAAAAGACACGGTCATAAAGCGGGCAAAATAGAAAAGATATCTGGATCTACAGATGAACGTATTCAACAAATTTTGAATATTACAGGACTTTAACATATTTATAATAAAATTTTATTATAATGAAAAAATCTGAATTAGCCTCTTTTATTAAAGAAGAAATAAAATCAACCCTTAATACTGAGGGTGTATGGAAAAAGGGTCATCCCTCTTTAATTCAAAAATTTATTGATGAATTAGGTACATTAAAAGATAATTACTATAATATTGTAGGAAGCGATGATGTATTTAATGGGTTAGACCAAGCTGAAATGGCTGCTAAAGAATTAATGTCAATGAGTGAGGATAAAGAAACTCAACAAAATACAAAAGATACAGAAGAGTTAACTAAGGCAATGGGTGATTTAGCTAAAGCTAAAGAAGAAGCTGGTATCGAAGAAGGAGCAATAGACCCAGCTGAATATGGTGATATAGGTAAAGGATACTTATCGGGTTTTAATAAACCACATAGTTTAAATCTTGATGATTTAGAAACTCTTGGTCGTAGAATTGTAAAACAATTATATAAGGGTGATTTTAAAGCTGCTAAAGCTAAATTTATAAAAGAAGATTTAAAAGAAGATGAAGATAAAGAACCATCTAAAGCAGATCTTAAAAAAACAAAAGGTTTAGCTAAAGCAAAAGAAGAACTTGCTCAGTTAACTAAACAAATGAAATCTTTAGCTCGTAAATACAAAGAATCTGAAGGTGAAGAAAAAGAAAAATTAGTAGCTGATCTTAAGAAAAAAACAAAGCTTAAAAAAGAATTAGAAGCTATTATAGACAAATAAAAAATAAATGTTATGTTTAAATGGTTAAGAAAAAATTACCACTTATTTGTAATTATAGGGGCTTGTATTTTAGTCTTTAGATTTTTAGATGATAAGGAAAAATACATAGATAAGTACAATTCCCAAATAAATGCATTGGAACAAAAAGTTGATTCGTTACATCATATTAATGACGATTTAACCTTTAAAATTGATACCTTAAATGTACAAATAGGTAAATTAGATCAACAAATAGATCTTAAAAATAATAAAATAAATAACCTTAGATATGAAATTAGCACAAAGGTGGATGCTGTCGATAATTTTAATGATAATGAGCTTGAACAGTTTTTCACAGACCGTTACAGACAGTACTTCGATTCAATTAAAAAAGCCAATAGCGAAACTAGTAATTAAAGATTTAATTACAGGGGATGGGGCTAAAAAAGAACTAGTATTATATAGCGATAAAATTAAATTATTTCAAGAAAAATTGATTTTAAAAGATAGTATTATTCTAAACTTAAATGATAAAGTAACTAACTTTAATTCTATCCTTCTTACTAAATCAGACCAATTATCTTTGTCACAAGAATTGTCAAAAAAGTTAGAACAAGACTTGAAAAAGCAAAAGTTTAAAAATAAACTAACAGTAGGAGGTGGAGTAGTAGCAGTTATAATTACTGCTTTATTGGTAAAATAAATATATGTCTGATTTAAAAAAGGTAATACGTCAAGAATACTTAAAATGTGCCAAAGACCCTGTACATTTTATGCGTAAATACTGTTATATACAGCACCCACAAAGGGGGCGTATACCATTTAATTTATATCCATTCCAAGAGAAAGTACTCAAGTTATTTAGAGATAATGATTATTCTGCTGTATTAAAATCTAGACAATTAGGTATATCTACATTAGCCGCAGGTTATTCTTTATGGTTAATGACATTCCACAAAGATAGAAACGTACTGGCATTAGCAACAACACAAGCAACAGCTCGTAACTTGGTTACTAAAGTACAATTCATGTGGGAAAATTTACCTTCATGGCTAAAAGTAGATTCAGCTGAAAATAACAAACTATCACTTCGACTAGTAAATGGATCAAAAATACAAGCAAAATCTTCGAATGCCGATGCCGCAAGATCGGAAGCAGTATCGTTACTAATAGTTGATGAGGCCGCCTTTATTGATAATATTGCTGAGACATGGGCTTCTGCACAACAAACATTAGCAACAGGTGGTGGTGCTATTGTACTATCAACCCCTTATGGTACAGGTAACTGGTTTCACCAAACATGGGTTAAAGCAGAACAAGGAGAAAATGAATTTTTACCTATTAAACTACCTTGGTATGTTCACCCTGAAAGAGACCAAACATGGAGAGATGCACAAGATAGCCTATTAGGTGATCCTAGACTAGCAGCACAAGAATGTGACTGTGATTTTAGTACTTCAGGTGATATTGTATTCTATAATGAATATTTAGAATATTATGAAAAATCTTTCATTAAAGAACCTTTAGAAAAGCGTGGAGCTGATCAAAATTTATGGGTTTGGGAATCACCTGATTATTCAAGAGATTATATTGTAGTAGCCGATGTATCTAGAGGAGATGGTAAAGATTATTCAGCATGTCATGTAATTGATGTAGCAAATAATGTACAAGTAGCAGAATATAAAGGCCAAATTAGTACGAAAGATTATGGTCACTTATTAGTAGGTCTAGCTACAGAATATAACGAAGCTATGTTAGTAATAGAAAATGCTAATATTGGTTGGGCAACGATACAAGTAGCAATAGATAGACAATATCCTAATCTTTACTATTCACAACGGAGTGACTCCCCAAATGCTGATTCGTATTTTGATAAATATCAAGACCACTCCAAAATGGTAGCTGGTTTTACAATGTCATCTAGAACAAGGCCTATGGTAATAGGTAAATTTCAAGAGTACATTAGTGATAAAGGAGTAACAATACAATCAAGAAGATTAGTAGAAGAAATGAAAGTGTTTATTTGGAAAAATGGTAGAGCAGAGGCCCAAACAGGATATAACGATGATTTAGTTATGTCATTTGGAATTGCAATGTACATCAGAGATACAGCACTAAAATTAAGACAAAGAGGTTTAGATGCAACCCGAAACGCATTAAATAATATAACAGTAAATAGAACAAAATACCAGGGTGGATATTTTTCAAGTGGGAATGATAACCCATATCATATTGAAACCCAAAATGGTGATAAAGAAGACATTAGTTGGCTTTTTAGGTAATATTTATAACAATAACTATATACAATGGCAGATAAAAGCTTATTTAGTAGACTACAACGATTATTCTCCACAGATGTAATAATTAGAAATATTGGTGGAGACCAAATAAAAGTAATGGATAGTAGTACAATCCAATCTAGTGGTGACCTACAAACAAATTCATTAATTGATAGATATAATAGATTATATTCTACAAACCCTTCATCTCTATATGGAGCCCAATTTAACTTTAACTACCAGTATCTTAGACCACAATTATATTCCGAATATGATGTGATGGACCAAGATGCAATTATTGCTTCTGCTTTAGATATTATAGCTGATGAATCAACTTTAAAGAATGATATGGGTGAAATATTATCTATTCGTTCTTCAAATGAGCAAATACAAAAAATATTATATAACCTATTTTATGATGTTTTAAATATTGAATTTAATTTATGGGCTTGGATTAGACAAATGTCTAAATATGGTGATTTTTTCTTAAAATTAGAAGTAGCAGAAAAATTTGGAGTTTATAATGTTATACCTTATACAGCATATCATATATCAAGAGAAGAAGGATTTAATGCCCAAAACCCCTCTGATGTAAGATTTAGATACGACCCTAATGGTTTAGTTAATCCAAGTTCTGGGATGTATTCTACTCCAAATAACAATTCTCAAACAGAAAATGGTATTTTCTTTGACAATTATGAAATGGCTCACTTTAGATTAATTGGAGATACTAATTATCTTCCTTATGGTCGTTCATATATTGAACCAGCTAGAAAATTATTTAAACAATATACTTTAATGGAGGATGCAATGTTAATCCATAGGATTTCACGTGCCCCTGAAAAACGTATTTTTTACATGAATGTTGGATCTATTCCTCCAAATGAAATAGATGCATTTATGCAGAAAACTATTAATAATATGAAACGTACTCCCCATGTAGACCAAAAAACAGGTGAGTATAATTTAAAGTATAACATGCAAAACATGATGGAGGATTTTTACATCCCAGTTCGTGGAAATGATACTACAACAAAAATTGATACTAC